AGCATACCAACTTAAATTTGATCTTAAATCTATTAATGCCATTATACTCCACTTCTAGTTTTTGATCTGAACGAATTTGCTACTCTTGTTAATACTCCAACTTTTTCGCCATCCATGTCTACTCTTATATTACTTACTGCTGCTATTACCTCATCTAATTTTGCAATTATTTTTGCATTTGGATCTTCTTCTTTTCCTCCTCCAAATAATGATCCTAAAAATCCTCCCATCATATCCATCATGGCTGCTCCTATCAATATTGGATTTGTTTCTAAAACAGGTAATATAGGGTTCATTATTAATACTGGTTTTGGTATCAATGCAGTTGCCATTGCACCTGCTACCATTCCAGCTGTTATACCTGTTGTCATTGCCATTATTTGCATTGGCATGGTTGTCATATAAGCAGCTACATTACCTGCTGTCACTGCCATTGTCATTCCTGCAACTAATGCAGGAACTATTGTTGCTATTGCTATACCAAATCCGGCAATTTGTTTAGCAATTGTTTCTTCTCCTAATTGAGTAGGTGCTGGTTCACTTCCGCCACCAAACAAACTTCCTAATAATCCTTTTTGTCCCATATCTACTGCATATCCTATTTTTTTGGCTGCGTCATTTGATAATTGTACAACATTTGCTTCTGCAGGATCTCCATTTTCTGCATAATCATCTACTTGTATTGCTCCGGCTGGTGCTATAATACCATCATTCATTCGTGAGTTCACACCATAATTTAAATTAGTTCCAGCGACTATAGTATCTTTATTATTAAATGATATTGCCCCTTCTGGTCCAAATAACACTCTATCTCCATATCCAGCTCTACCTTGACTTGGTGATATTACACCATCACTCATGTATTTAGCTACTGTCCCAATAAGTCCTGCAACTGCCCCAATTGCTAAAGGAATACCAAGACCAAATGGTATCATACCAAACCCAGTAAATATTGCTGGTATTGCACTGGCTATGAAACTTCCAGCCATAGACAATGCTGCTGGTATTGTTGCTAAAATAGTTGGTAAAAATGCAACTGCTAATATACTACCTGTAATCATAATTGTATTTTTAATTGCTTCAAATACAAATCCTAAAAAATCAACCATTGGTTGCAAAATTCCTAATTGTTCCATAAATCCAACTATAGCATCTTTTATTCCTTTAAATACATTGTAAACAATTTTTACTGGTGCAAGTATACCTTGTATAAGACTACTAATTAGTTTAAACGATCCACTTATTACATCTAATACTGGGGATAATGCATTAAATGCTGATAATAATGCTTCGCCTAATGGCAACAATGCTTTCATTGCCTGAGCTTTCATTTTATCCATATTTTTTTGTACCTGTGCTTGAGATTGTGCATCTGCCAAAGCTTGTTGACGTTCTGCATTACTCATATTGGCAATGTCTTGAATTGACATTCCCTGTGCCTCTAACAATTTGAGTTCTTCATCTTTCATTCCAGGCATTTTTTCTTGAATTGTAGCTGCTCTTATCATTTGATCTGCAGTCATTCCTGTTGCCTTTTCTAATGCTTGCATTTGTAAAGGACCCATGTTTTGTAAGTCATTTAAACTACCTACTTCACTTAATAAAGCTTTTGTGGCTTCAGCTGTTTTTCCTTGTAATGCTAATTGTCTTGCTTTATCTAAATTCATTTGTTTTCCAGTCATTGCCTGAAATTCAAATTGAGCAGTTAATGAACCTTCTACATCTAATAATGCATCAGAAACACTTGCCATTGTATCTAAACTAACACCCATCTTAGCTGCTTCTACAGCTGCCTTTTTCAATTCTTTAACACTACCTTTAAAATATTTTCCAGTTAATTTAGCATTCTTTGTTATATCTTCTATAACTGCTCCTGCATTAATTCCTGTACCTAATAATTCTGCTCCTATACCTTGCAACATTTCTTGAGCTTCTATACCAGATGCTCCGGCCTCCATTAAGTTGGATGCAAAATCAGCTGATGCCTGTACACCAACTCCAAATGCCTTTCCTGTCTCTGCAATCTCTCCTGCTGTTTGAGCTGATATTGCATATGACGATCCCATACTTTCAGCTATCTTTCCTTGTACTGCTAATATATCTTCTGAATTAGCTAATGTCATTCCTGAAGACATAGAAACATTATGCGCTTCTAAAGCCATTTGTTTCATTGCAGTAACTGATGTTCCTTGTGCTTCAGCAGCTGCACGTGCTTTCTTTTCAAAATCTCCTGCAATGCCAGCTATCGATGACATTAATCCAAGTAATGTAGTGGCTGCTATTACTACTGCTAATAATGGGTTAGCCATTAGTACTTTTGTTATTGAACTTATCATTAATTTTAATCCACCAAATATACCCATACTTCCTTTACCTGCCGCATTAAATGATACTAGTCCAGATAACATTTCACCTTTTATTTGATCGCCTATTTGATCAAATCCAAACATGCCTTGAATTGCCTTACCACCTGGTATATTTGCAAATATGCCATCTACTGCTCCTTGAACTTCTTCTGCCGCATCAGATCCTGCTGCTAATGCTCCAGCTAAATCTTTATTACCTCCTATCGTTGACATGGCCTTGTTCATCTTGATTGTCAAATTTAAAGATTCTGTTAAATCATCAGCTTGAGATGCTGATAATGCGCCTGATTTTTTTTGATCTGCAACTTTTTTCTTTAAGGCCTTAGCCATGTTCATTTCAGCAGTCAATTGCTGACTAGTAGTGTTTAGAATTTTATCAAAAGGTTTTTGCATGCCAGCTGCAAGATCCATTACAACACGTGTTGTATCTCGAGCTGAATCTAAAGTATCTCCAAACTTTTTTGCTTCCTTAGCAGCTGATCTCATTCCAGCTGTTGTCATATTGGAATTGGCTATAATTTGACCTTGTACGTCAGCAATCTGATCAAATGTCAGCTTAATTTTTTCGCCATATTCTTGGGCGGCCTTTAGTTTCTCATCTAAACTCATTTTTTACTCTAGCATTTAGGATGATCAGGATTTCTTTTACATAGTTTTTTGAATAAATGTCCTATTCGTTTTTGATGTGATTGTAAATCACCTAGAGCTGATTGCAATTCTGGATCGTCTTTTGCAACCTTTTTAGCTGCTTTCATAGCACGTTTACCTGAAGATGATAAGAATAAAGCCTTAAAGATATTTGTAAAAAATCCTTCATTTAATTGATTGGCTGAATCTAGAATTTTTTGTTCAAGTTTATTATTTGGCATAATGATACTCCATTTTATATAAATATCATTAATACTAAATTTATTAACGTCTTCTAGGCATTCGTATATTAGGTCTTTTTGGAGTTGGTTTACTTTGAGAACGCACCTTTCTCATTTGTTTTTCATGTTGAGTTTCGCGGTCTTTATGAATTTTTTCTATCTTTTTTATAAAGAATATTCTTAAGTATACAGGCATGTTATATACTTCTGTATATGAAAAGTTTTTACCATAATATACTAGGTCAAAAATTTGATCTTCTTTAAGAGTCCTATACCTCGAGGTCAGGCCAAAAAAAGTCCAATCCAACGTTAACTTGGCTGCGAAAGGTATCACCGGTGCTCTCATCTGGCACCTCTACAGTTAAATCAATATCTGGAGTTATTTTTTTAAGATATTTTCTAATAGCTCTTGAATCAATTGCTAATAAACTACTTTCAATAAAATGTCTTATTTTTTGTTTATCTGTCTCACCATCTATGGCTTGTATAATATATTTCAACATTGTAGTTGTTCCAGCTGATTTTTTAACTTTTTGTAATGCTTTAGTTTCTTTTTCCATTTGCGAACTTTCACGTTGAGTTAATAAACGTAAAGTTACAGTTCTTTTAGATGCTGGTAATTCAAAATGAAATTCATTTTTTCCATCTGAATGTAATGACCAATCAATTTCACGTTCTTTTAATTGTGTTAAGTCGACTGTATATGATATATCTTCACCTGTAGTAGGACTTTTTAATTTAATAGTATAATCTTTACCATATCCTAATACTCTTGCTGCTATCATTATTGCATTCTTATCACATAATAATAGATCATTATATTCACATGGAGTTACTATTAATGATTTAAATAGTTTATCTAATACGACGCCCTGTCTAATAAAAGATTGATTAGTTAAAATATCTTCTTCTTTTGCAGACATATATTTCATTTCTATAGTTCCTTTTGATAAAGGATGTCCTTCTGGATATAATTTACCTTTTGATGGTAATTCTACTATTTCAGTTGGAAATTGAAATACTTGAGTTTCTGTTTCTTGTTTTGATGTATTATCATTATCAGTCTTATTTGGTCCTTTTGAATGATAATTTGCAGTTGCTATAGCTTTTAACTGCTCATCTGACATAGGTTTGTTTTTTCCTGGGTAATCGTCGTTAACTTGTTTTGCCATTTAATGTTCTCCTTTAATAACTTTATTTTAAATAAATATGCACATAATGTAAAAAATCCCACCATATGGTAGGATTCTTTAATGCTTTGAAATATTTCAATTAGAATTGTAACACTGCATAATCATACTTGATTGTCAATTCAATTTGAAGTGGATCTTCTGTTGCCCAATCTAAATCACCAAAAGTGGCAGCTGATATAAATGCACCTTTTAAAGTCCATTCTTCAACCTTATCACCTACTGGTCCTAATGTATTGAAAGTTAAATCCTTTTTATAGAAATCACTATAACCATCTCTACCTGTTACTGATTCGTGATGCAATCTAACCCATTCCATAACAGCTTGCGCCCCTGATGGAACAACTGGGTCATATAATGTTACAGTAACATCTTGCCATCTTGATTTTCCTTTTAGCTTTCTTTCCACATTGATATGGTCAAGTATAACCTCACCTTGATCAATTGATGGTCTTGAAGCTGCTTTTACAAGATATGCTGGGATACCTTCAATATACATGATAAACCTATTGGCCATCTTCGGCTCATATGCCGTATAAAATATTTCACTAGAACTAAGTAATTCTGCCATCTTATTTACTCCTCTTTAATATAAATATCTACTTTTTCAATTTTTATTCAGGAAAAGCAGCACCTGTTGGTAACACATTGAAATCAACTATAATAAACTCTGCTGTCTTAGCTGGTTGAAGGAAAATTTGTCCTCTCATTTCATTTCTATCTATAACATCTGGTGTATTATTTGTTTCATCCATTACCACTTTAAATGCAAATAATCCTTGTCTTTGTTGTACTGATTCAAAATATGGATTAACTATACTTAAGAATCTGTTTCTTGTAGCTGCTGTATTATTTTCAAATACTAAGAATCTGGTTGTACTTGCAATAAATTTCTTAGCTGCTATTAATAATCTTCGTACATTTACCCTATCTAATGCAGATGCCTTTTTCTGTAATGTTTTTTGTCCAAATACTGTTACTCCTGCGTTCGGGAAAGTTGCAATTGGATTAATACCAGAATCATATAAGTCATCTCTATTACCATGAGTTAATTTTCTTTCTGCTTGAATTGCAATATCAATACCACCTCTATTCAAACCAGCTGGAGCAAACCATGGAGCTGCAACTCTGTCATTAAATGCATATACACCTGGTACTAATGTTCCTGCAGGAACCCATACATTCTTTCCTAATTCTGGATCTGGAATTTTTATCCATGGCCAATATTCAGCTGCATAATTTGAATCTCTTGTTTCTGCCTGAGCTGTCACCGTTGATATTGGTGTCGCATATGCAACTGGATCTACTACTAGGAAACAATCTCCTCTATTTTCTACCATTGCTAATGCTTCTGTTACAATTTCAGCATGATCAGTAAAACTATCAACTATTCCTGGCATTGATAATAAATTAATATCATATTCATCTTGATTACCTAATAATCTAATTGCATCAATATATGCTGTTTTACCTTCACCTCCTACATTTGGATTCAATCCTTGCGTATTAGTATTAGTTATATTTTCATTAAATTGGAATGGATGTACTACTGATCCATTTGTTCCTCCTGAAAATGAACCTGATCCTACTGAAGGTAAACTACCTGATAGATTTGGATTAGATATATTTCCATTTTCATCTAAATAATTTAATGTTGAATTATGAACAGTTACTCTAACATATTTAGATCTATTTGGATATGAACCTGATAATTGAAGGAATGGTACTAATTCTCCTGAATCTCTTAATGTATTCACTTGATCACCAATTGCTCTTCCAATATAATTAGGTGTATTAGGATCTAATGTTAAATTTGAATATTGTTCTAATATTGTTTTTCTTTTGATGGTATCATCACCTCTTCTAATTAATAAATCAAATGTACCTTTGTTAGCATTAACTCGACTTACTTCCCATCTTATATTATTTACAGAACCTGATTGTAACAAGTTATTTGTTACTTCTGGTCCTACACTGTTCATCAAATCACCATCAGACAATGTTGTCAATGTAAATGAATTTTGATTTGATGTTGTTTCTGTTCCAGCACTCATATTTAAACCTGTCGCTGCATTTGCTTCATTAGTTGCTTTAACAAAGTCTAAAGTTGTTGCTGTTGTATCACCACCAGAACCTGTTGTTATAGTATAATTTGCATATGATCCTGCGGATGAACCTGATAAGTTAACTACGGCCGCATCTGCTGCTGCTGTAATGTTAAGTCCTGTTGTTGCGTTATTATTATTAATGGCATTTGCAAAATTAGTTGCAACTGTTGTTGTAGTTGTTGCACCGCCTGCATTTGGAAATTCAACAAATATCTGAGTTGCTGTATTTGTCAATCCTGCTGATTCAGATACGAATGTAAAGTCAACACCTCCAATTGATATTTCATCTGAACCTCCTGCAGATATTGAACCTGATGGTATATGTACAAATGTTAAAGAACCAGTACCAAATGTTGCACCAGTTGTTACACTTGATGAAACAATACTAGTAGCTGGACCAGCATCAATAGGTAAAATTCTTGTTACTGTTAATGTATCTGCATACTTCAAATATTCTTGCGCTGCATAATCTGTAAAAAATCTATATTCTTGTCTTTGCGCTCCTGAACCAGATTCTATCTTTCCACCAAATATTTGTAGATATTCTTGATAACTTGATACTATTGTTGGAATTCCAGCACGACCTTTTAATGTTGGTCCTATAACTGCAGCCCCTATTGCTTGAACACCTGCCGGTAAAAACGATTGATCTATCTCATTGGTAAATACACCTGGTGATACTATTTTTTCAGCCATTATAATACTCCTCTTTTATTTTCTTATAAATATAAGTTTATACTGCCAAACTATCATTTTGCAGGAGTAAATTCTCCACTCTGCAAATTGACGGTTCCAGCCCCATATTTTTTATTTAATTCTTCAACTAATGTTTTTTCTTCTTTTTGGAGTTTTATAAATTCTTCTCCAATTTTTTCTTTTTCTTTAACAAGACTTTCATAATGTTGTCTTGCCATAATTATATCCACTTCAAGTTGACCAAATTGTTCCATAACTCCATGATTGCCATCTCGAAGTTTTTTGATTTGATCCAATTCTTCAGTTGTAAATTTTTTTGATTGTATCATAACTTTTTCTCCTTTTATTATTACTTATATAAATATGCTTAAGATTTTTTAAAACTAGTGTCTTTCACCTGCACTTTTATGTTGATTATCTATAGATTTTTCACCTGCATGTGGTCGTTTAGAAATATCTCGTATACCTTTAATTTGACGAGTTACTATACTACGTCTATTACCTTGTTCATTTGATGTTTCAGTATTAGTAAAATCTTGTTTACGATCTGCAAATGGTGCACCTGCTTCGCCGTATATATTTTTAGGAACTCGATCGACTATAATATCAAATGCATCTGTTTCTGACGTAAATTTAACTTTTTTAACTGAAAATGCTTTACGTACTGTTGATTCACGTAATTCATCTGACATTAATAATGTTCCTTTTGTTACAATTGGTAATGTACATCTTACTATTCTATCTTCTCCTGTTGCATTTGTTGTTTCAAAAGAATAATCAGAAATATATGTTGGAAACTTCCATGTTGTACCCCAAGCAAATCCATTTTGTGGCATTATCTGTTCTACTACAAAATTCATTTGTTCTGTATATTCTGTCCATAATAATATTTCATATGATACATCTATAAATTCTGGAATAGGTATAACATAATATTCATTTACTCTTTTCTTTTGAGAATTTTGTAATACAGAAAATCTATCGTATTGATTATTAAGAGTATGTTGATTTTGAATTAATAAATTATTTCCTAAAGGATTTTGATTAACACCTAATGTTTTTAATGAATCTCTTTCTGTAATAGATGTTCTTCTTATACTTATTACTGGAGTCATTATTTTTCCTTTACGATCTCTCATATACCCTCGTGCTTGCACTTGAGCCCATTTTTCTCCATTTGCATACATTATCGGAACATCTATTTTTTGTCCATTTTCTATAACATATGGTTTTATAACATCTTGAAGATATGACATCATTGCAAAATCAACATCTTCAATTGTTACTTTTGGTGTTTTAAATACATCATTGTCACGTCTCATATGAAAAGCGCGATTGACTAATTGATCACCTGACCATGTACTATATGTTTTATTTAATCTTTTTTCTGCCATTATAAGTTCTTTGGTATTACACTTCCTGGTTTATTTATTCCTGATCTTACTTCTTGGATATTTAATCTGTTTCTTCTTGTAACATGTGCTTGACATGTAATTGAAATAGATAATCCAAATTCTCCTCTAATATCAGTATCTCCAGTTATATTATCTCCTCCTAATAAATTTGCTCCTAAATCTGTTGATGGATTGATGCCTCTAAAATATTGGGATGCACCTACGCTATCAATTTCATAAAATTCATTATCCCATTCTATAACATCTCCTTCTTCTATTACAACATTATTTTCTACTAATTCTGGTCTATGAAACGCAAATGTAGCAGTTCTTGTTGAATCATATCCTGCTTCATCTCCTGTATATGTTTTATCATCTTTTGTAACTAAACAATTAAATCGCATTGGTGCAAAATAAACTTTATTATCTGCTTCATCATACATATTTGCTTTAGTATCATCTAATGACAATTTGTAGAATGCTATTTCAGTATCAATAAAATCGTAAATTAATTCTCTATTGATATGTTTTACTAATCTTGCATCTCTTTCTGAACCAAATAATGCCATATCTTACCCTACATATATTTTTAATGGTATTTTTGTAAACGTTTCTTGCATGGCCGCGGCCTCTGCTTGTTTTCTTTCTAATTGTGCTTGCCTTGAAGTTTGATCAAGTATTTCTTTTAGTTCTGTTATAAGTCCATCTTTTTCAGCCTGAGCAGCTGATACTAAGTCGCCACCATTTAATGTTACTTCTGCATTAGGTATTGGTATTCCAGAATATTTACCTCGTATATATCCTAACATTTCTTTACATAATGCTAATGTATATCTACGAATCCATTGTTTTCCAACTGCATTAATTTTATTATATACAACATCTTCATAAGGTATATTTGAAAAGTCAGATATCCTTTCATCTGCTCTCTCAGATCTTAAAGGATCAAATCTATCTGTTTTTAAAATATAATCAAAATATACTCTTGTAAAATTTTCTCCATTTGGTAATGGATATAATCGTAATCTATTATCAATTATTTGAAAAGAATATGCAGATCGCCTTATTTGATCATTAAATTCAATTGCCTGAAATCTTGCTAAATCATAATATAATGGCATCATCATAAATGATACTCCAGGAGAAAATCCTCCAAATCCAAATGTATCCAACATTTGTTGCGAACCTAAACCTGTACCTACAAATGGATCAAAATACTTTATAATAGCTGGTGGTGGGTCATGATATAATCTTTTAATTTCAATGACATCAGTTCCAGCTGTTCCTTCTTCTAATGAAATTATAGATGGATCAGATAAATCATAAATTTGTTTACTTGATGTTACTGCTATCGATCCAGTATAATATGTTACATTTCCTCCACTTCCTGCTTCTACACCATATTCTTCTGCTAATCCTATTAAACCACCATAACCTGGTGTGACATGTTTTTGTGTTAAATTACTATCACTACTTGCACTAAATGATCCTGTTGCTCCATATAAATTAATTAAATTATCACGTATATTAAATGTATTAACTTGTGCACCATATTCTGTTACTGCTTCTTCAAATGCGGAAAAAAAAGATCCTGTATTTAATTCAACATCTGTTATAGGAAAACCTAATCTTCTTGCACACCAATCAGCTGTTTTTTCAGCATGATCTTGAAATTGAGAATCATCATCATACAGTCCAAAAGGAGTCATTCCAGTAGAAAATGATGATGATCCCGGCCATATTGGAATGTGTTTTGCCATAGTATTATCTTTTTATATAAATATGTTAAAATGATAGTAATCTACAAAATATCCTGCAAGATGATTTTTCCTGAAGTAAGTTTTGTTATTCCTAAAGTATGATTGATTTTACCTGCAGGAACTGGAGGAGATTGTGTAATAACAGTTAATCCAAAATGTCCTACAAGTCCAAATTGATTTCCACCTGTTTCTGCTGCAAAATTAAGTTTTAATTGCAATCCATTTATATCAGATTCAGTCCATGCACTTGAACCATCTGAGGTTGTTCTTGTTGTTCCAGTATAAGTTTGCATTGTATTTCCAGTCTGGCCAGTTACATTGGTTGGACCAAAAACATCTGTATATAAAGTTGAACCTCCACTATCTAAAGTTAAAAGTTGTACTACTTGTGTAATACCTGAACCTCCATTTATTTGATAATCCATTCGAGGTGTGACAGAAACAATTGAATGACCTGCTGCTAATGATATATTATCTAAAGCAATTGTTATAGTACTAGATGCATCTACTAAACCAACAGATATATGATCTACTCCAACATCTATAGATGCTATGTTTGCTTGCACAGCAATTGCAAATCCAGTAGTTGATGGAGCTGCATTACAAGATAATATTGTTGTTGTTTGTGGCATATTATTATGTTATTTGAAAAATACTTTTTCCTACTCTAATTATCAATTGACCTTTTGATCCAGTTGCAAATAATATTCCTTGTGCACTACTATCTATAGATAATGAACCTGTAAAAGTTTTTAATGATGTTAGGCTTGCATTAGCCAATGTTAATCCTGTTTCATTTGAATTAATTTTAGATTGTAATGCATTTTTGTCAGCTGAAAAGATTGATTGCGAAACAGTTGCGAATGATGCAGATACTGGTTCCATGGAACTTGTTGTTGCTAATTCTGTTGATATAAATGATCTTAATTCATCTATTTCATCTTGCATTTGTCCTAATTGAAATAATAAAGGGGCTGTTATATAATATGCATTACTATCTTGTATATGATCTCCTTTTGCAAATGAAGCTGACATATGATCTTGTATATCACTACTCACATATTTTTTATCATTTGTATCAGATGTTTCAAATATTTTTTTATCAAATTTACGATCTTTAAGGCTATCTTTTCCTTTATTTAATTTTGCCATATCACACTCCTATTATATTTTTCTAAATGTAGCTGTTGCCATTCCATGACCTGAATGTTTACCACCTGCGGATGCGCTATAAATTAAACATAATGAATCTCCTGGTCCTAATAATGCATTAGAAGATCCAGTATATGTCTGCTCTACTCGATATGCTCTATTCTCATCATATGATTGTTCAAAATTGTTAACATCTGGTTCTATAACACTGCGCATATCAAATGTACCTGTTTGATTGACATATGCTGGTAATTTAACTGCACGTGAAAGCATTGGAAATGCTGTTGTTGCTGTACCATCTTCTATTACAAGTGACCAATTAATCTGTTCAAGTGAACATGAATGAGGAGCAATAAAAACAGTTGCACGAACTGCATCTGCAACAGTCTCTCCACTTCCTAATGGTCCTGAACCTAAATCATCACCAGCTTGTGTATAAAATCTTGCCGGTGTTCCACCTAATATAAATGCACGGCCGCCTCCATATCCTACATTATGAGTAAATGTATGTCCTATAACATCACCACTTGCACTCACGTTGCCAGATGCTGTTACATGGTTAAATATTACATCACTTCCTGTTACTGCTAAATTAGTTATATTTTGGTCACCAGTATTTGTACCTGATAAATTTGATGCTATAAATGTACCACTTGCACTTATATCACCTGATGCAGTTACATGAGCTACTTGAATTCCACCTTTAAATACAGCTGAACCTTTTCCTTGATTTCTCGAAGAATCATCAAATCCATCTTTAACATTTAACAATAATGTTTTATTAAATGTTTCACCACCAACCTTAATAGTATCGCCATCAACATCTATTCTTGATGCCGTTATATAGTTAATAGATGCAGATACAAATCCAACTATATTACCTGAACCTGATAAAGTGCCTTGACTTGCACTTATATGACTTACACCATCGCCTACAAATAATGCACTTGAGCTCAAATATCCTGATGTTTCAAATCCTGTTACTGCACCAGCACCTTTAAGTTCTGATGTTGTTATAATACCACTTGAACTTATATCTCCTGAGGCTGTTATGTTACTGCCAATTCTTATTGAATTTAAATTTGTTTGTGAAGTAAAGTCTGCAAAATCTTCATCTGTATCAATTCTTAATATATTTGTCGCCGCGGCGTTCTTAATCATTGTTGTATCAGATTGTAAATTGATTCGATTTACTGGTGTTAGATTTACAAATGAACCAGTTATGTGTGTTGTGAGCTGATTGTCACCAAAATGAAATACCGATCCTACTCGTTCAAGTATATTATAACTAAATCCACCTACATTATGTGTTAATATAGTGCCATTAACATCATCAACAATTATATTTGTGGTATTTATTCGTCCACTCGAACTTATGTTACCTGATGCTGTTATATGATTAAATATTACATCACTTCCTGTTACTGCTAAATTAGTTAGATTTTGATCTCCTGTATTAGTTCCGCTTAAATTAGAACCAACAATTGTTCCACTTGCACTTATATCTCCAGATGCTGTTATATTACCTGTTGAAGATAATTTAAAAACTGCATTTTCAGGTCCTATTGTAGGGCCTGTAGGTGCGATATAAAAAGCATTTTGTGTTCTAGCTAAACCAATTGAGTATTCTTGACCATTTGCTGATGCAGACATATGTAAACCTACATCTCTACCAGTACCTGTATGTGTTGAATATAATTTTATAGATGTGCCACTTCCACCTCCTACTGTTAGTAAATTATTTGAATCTGCTTCATTAGTTGTATTGCCTATAAAGGTTTTTCCATTATCTATAGTAACATTACCAAATACATAATCATCTCCACTTGCACTTATATTACCTGAGGCTGTTACGTTACCAGAATCTGAATTTACTGTAAAAGTTGTTTCTTCATTTTCATTTTGAGTTGTAAAAGATGTGTTTGTATTAGCACCCTCATTAAAAAATAATTTTTTACCTGTACCAACAGTTATTCCTAAATCGCCGCTAGTATTAAGATTAAGAGCAACACCTGTAGATCCAGGTCCTATAATTTCTCCTGTTGTTATAAAAGCACTTGTAAGTCTGCCACTTGAACTTATATCACCTGATGCTGTTACTGGTCCATCTAATTCTATATTTGTTCCATCAATTCTTGTTTTTGCTGTTTGAGATGCTAATCTTACAGTATCTGAATTATTATGGTAAAGTCCTATTATTTTGTCATTACTTTTAAATGAACTTGCTAATATATCACCACTTGCACTTATATCACCTGAAGCTGTTACATTTCCGCCTATTTCTAATCCAGTATCTTTAATTTCAATATTAGGATCAGTATATATTATTCTTTTTTGTTGAATATCAATTCTATCAGCATCTATTGTACCACTTGCACTTATATCTCCTCTTGCACTTATATCTCCAGAGGCTGTTATATTAGTAACAGATATAGATGGCTGCAGTACTAACGTTGCAGCAGTATCTGCAAATGATGAAGATACTTCTTTTATTATTTCTATAGATGCTGATATTGCATGTGATGCGGTTACTTGAAGTAGTGGAACTAATGAACCAGTACCATCTGCTAGTTGTCCACTTGATGATAATTGTAATACTCGTTGATATGTATCTTGAATATTTTGGCCTGTAAAGTCATTTGAACCAGCCATTTATAACCCTATTTTTTGTATAAACCTTTAAGAACTCCTTTAATAACTGATTTCTTATTTTCGTTGATTGGTTTATATTTTGTATATGTTGCAACTATTTTATTTAATCTATTCTTTTTCAAATGTAAATTTTTCATATTAATATTTTCACGTACTAACAATTTCATTATATTAGCAACATGATCAATATCTTTTTTTGTAATTTCTTGTTTTACATTTGATACTTGAACTTTATTTTCTTTTATAACTTTTTTATCAGATTGAGATCGTACTTCTACTGTTACTTTTTTACTTGCTTCAATTTCAAAGTCTGATTTCCATGGAACAAAATATGTGTCTTCTGCGATAACCTCTAGCCTCATATTACCTTTTGTACTCTCATCTATAAGTCCCTTTAATTTCTTAATCGGTATCGTACACTTACCACCTTGTTCAATTTTACCATTAAACATTAAACTATAATCTGATGTTTCAACAACTATTCGAGCAGTTGATTTAGATAGACTAGTACCTTCTATTTTAATATCACATTCAAATAGTTCTGCTTTATCTGTAAATAATTTATACATTTATATTCTCCACTGTTAAGTCTATTCCTAATACTTCTTTTATTACAAGTTCAACATCTTCAGTTGATACTTTTATATCATCTCGAATTGTTTTTTGACCTGAATATGTTTCTATGCCTTTAATTTTACAAATTAAACGAATAAAACGTTTTTTCTTTTCAGGTTCTAATTGTTCAATAGCAGTAACTGCATCTACACCAGATTGAATAGCTTCTGCTACTTCAACAACCAAATTCCAAAGATGTGGATTATCATCCCATTTGAAATTGGCCTCGTTCCATTTTATTTTATCTCCCGCTGCCATTTTATATAAATATACTAATTAATGATAACCATTTAATAATTCTAACAAATCATCTATCGCATCATGTCTATGTGAATCTTGTAATACTGTTTTATATACATATTGCGAATTTGTTAGTTTTGCCATGTCATGATAAGCAGAATAATTTTTATCTTTTAAATCTATTTGATATGAATCACCACAAAACAACATTTTTGAATCTTTACCTAATCTACCAATTGCCATGGCTAATTGAGATCTTGTTAAATTTTGAAATTCATCTACAATTACAATTGAATTATCAAAAGTTCTACCTCTAAAATGTGCTAATGATACCAATTCTATTTGTTCAGACTTTTCCATTTTTTCTAAAATATCTGGTTTATTATAAACCTTTCTCATATTACTTCTAATTGGAACTAACCATGGTTCCATTTTTTCTCTTTCTGATCCTGGAAGAAATCCATTATCTTCTGTTGATATAGTTGGTCTTGTTATAATAATTTTGTTATATTGCCTTTTAAAAAATTGATCTAATGCAACTTGAACTGCTAATAATGTTTTACCACTACCTGCTTTTCCTACAATAAAATTATAAGGATGTTTTAATATTTCTGTTTTTGCTTTTTTTTGTTC